AGAAAGTTTTGTTGCTGATGAAAACAAAATTCAACAGTTCAAACAACTGGCCGGACAAACGTTCGCTTATCGGGCGCAAGATTTGATACCGCCTGCCCCTTCGGATCAAGAACCAATAGTGGATGTTTAACATGGACCAATCTTTAACTATACACAAAGCGTTTGATATAGCAATTGCAAGAGCAGTGTTGCCAGTGGGAGTTCCTGTAAATATTGAACCAATGTTACAAAATATTTTTACAGTGGCTTCAAATTTTGGTTACATTTGGTTGGTAGCTCAAGGAAGTTGTGTATATACAAACGCAGATACCGGCGAAACAGTGAATTGGACAAAGTTCGATTCAACCTTATCCAAGCCGCTTGGTCCTGGCGAATGGCAAGCTCACATAATTGAAGATCTAGAAGTTTTCTGTGTTAATCAACACATGAATTTGAACAAATTTCCAATTCAAAATTTTGTAGAAACATTTGTGATGCTGAAAGATAATTCTGCAGAATTGTTACAGGGCACACAGTTGTTTCTTGGCAGCGGCAAGATACAGATCGGCAATCAAACTTTTGTGGGACCAAAACAAATTAGACTCAAAACTGAAAACAAAACAATAAAAGCAATAACGGACGTAGCGGGCTACATCATAAAATAATTTATGCGATGTGCGTACCAAATTCCTATATCAATTGACTGTTCTCTGCTGGTTGAAAAAAGTCTAAAAATAATTTATAGTTATAATAGATTACAAAAATATTCAAGTAATTTGGCAGGAAATCCAGTTGCTATTGAAACTTATGAAGTTCTAAATAGTAAAGATTTTGTAGATCAATTGCCTTACAATGTATTACAAAACGAAATACCAGGTGTGCAAGTGTTAAAAATACCAGCATCTAACACGCCTGACCCAGTTGTAGCAGCACATGTTGATGTACGAAGAAATTGTGCTATCAACGTATATTTAAAAACTGCAGGAGAAATAACAAATTTTTATACTTGGAATAAAGAAGAAAAAAAATCCTATTTGAAAGAATCTTTTTGTTCAAATACAGGTGAAACTTGGTTGATGAATTCAACTGTTCCACATTCGGTTACACTAATTCCAAACACAGAACGAGTTATCCTTACTTTTAGTTTTAAAAAAATAAAATATGAAGAAATGATCGAATGTCTAAAAATAAATTAGCATATATTCCAAAACTTGTACCAGTAGAATTTTGTCATTTTTTTACACATGTTTTGTTGCGCTCGATAGATCTCAAACCTGGCGGCGATGATCAAATTCCGAATGCAAAAGCTATCTTAGAACACGAATATATGTTCGAAACTTTGCATGAACGACTTTGGCCCACTATTGAGAATATATTTGGCGAACCATTGAGTCCTACCTATGCGTATGCAAGACTGTATAGTAATGGGGATATTCTTGAAAAGCATAGTGATAGACCGGCTTGTGAAGTAAGTGTAACCCTTCAACTGGGAAGATCACATCACTATGCATGGCCAATTTATATGGATGGTAGAAGATTTGATCTTGGCGAGGGCGATGGACTATTGTATCCTGGATGTGACTTGGATCATTGGAGAAATGCATGCGATGGCCCTGAGGGATATTATTCTGGCCAGGTTTTCCTCCATTATGTGAGAACAAATGGACCATATGCGCAGGAAGCAGGAGATCAAACAATAAGATCAATTTATTCATATCAAAAGAATAGAACGTATCACATGGAAACCAAATGAAAGAAATAATATCAGATAGCGGTCAAAGAATAGCTATATATGATAATCTATTTGATTTTCATTACACAAATGACATCTATGACTTTGCAACTAAAAGTTACTTTCAGATTGGTTGGGAAGATACACATATTTTAGAAAATTCAAAACATCGTTACTTACATTCAGTATATTCTCAAGAGGATCTTGATAACCTGGGTATTGTTGAAAAAATCAAAGCTACAAAGGCTGGCGAAGAATTAATTGGATATACAATAGAAAAAACTATTTTAAATTTATCAACACCAGCTGATACACATTTTATACACACACATAGCAACCACAAAGTCTTACTGTATTATGTAAATTTAAATTGGAATGATGGATGGCACGGCGAAACATTGTTTTATAAAAATAATACGAAAGAAATATTTTTTGCCACTCCTTACGTACCAGGAAGATTGTTGTTTTTTGATGCAGCAATTCCTCATACTATAAGACCTCAATCTCATACGGCCAGTCATTATAGATTTACACTTTCAATTTTTTTAAACAAATGTTAATTATTACGGAGGATTATTGATGTTGTACAGCATTCCACCACGAAATGTTCCAGGCAAAGACAGTTTAGCATACTGGGATGGTTTTATTACCAATGACGAAATAAATTTGATACTAGCACAACCTGAATGGTTGTCAATGCAATCTGCTGAAGTGGGTGGATCTTCGGACAATGGCATTATTAGTCCAGAAATAAGAAAAAGTAATGTGGCTTGGTTAAGCACAAAACCAGAATTATATCCAATATGGGATAAACTTTCACGTGCAGTTGCCGAAGTCAATAGCAGATATTTTCATTTTGATCTAACCGGATTTTACGAACCAATGCAGCTGACTTTATATACCGACAACAATAAAGATCACTACAATTGGCACACAGATGCTGGTCCTACTGACACTCACGCTCCGCGTAAGCTATCGATGTCCATGCTGCTGTCAGATCCTGCCGACTTTGAAGGTGGCGAGTTTCAAGTCAAAACCACAAATGATGAAGCTCAAACTTTAGACTATGTAAAAGGACGAGCATGGTTTTTCCCATCATATACTTTGCATAGAGTAGCACCAGTTACTAGAGGCATTCGTAGATCATTAGTGCTTTGGATAGGTGGTCCGCCCTTCCGCTAATTTTCCAATAAATATACAATCAGCGGTCAGGATCCAAAGTGCAAACAATACGCAAGATTTTTAGAGCCAATTACCACGGTGAGGATGTTCATTCTTCGGCTACCTATAGCGAGGGAGAATGGAACTATGGCAAAGAGTTCGTAGCCAAAACTGTACATAATCAAAGATTCATGCAGAAAGCAATAGTTATTGGCAACGGCACAAGCAGATTAGGATTTGATCTTAATCTTCTCAAAGGACGTAATGTTCAGACATACGGTTGTAATGCAATTTATCGAGATTATACACCTGATTTTTTAGTTGTAGTAGGGTCTAAAATTGCACATGAAGTTAGACAATCAAAATATGTTAAAAGCAACGTTGTGTATAGCACTCATGAAAACATTGTAAGTTATCCTGGTATTTTTCATGTTATACCGCAAAATCCAGGATGGAACGCAGGCGCCATTGCTGCTTATTTGGCCTGCTTTGATGGTCATACAAAAATATATTTGTTAGGACACGACGGGCTAGATACGGTTGGCCATTACAACAATGTTTATAAAGATACCAATGCTTACAGTGATTATGAGAATATAACAGATAAGTTTTGGGCCTTGGCAATGACACATGTATTTCGAACTTATCCTTTAGTAGATTTTGTTTTAGTTAATAGTACAGGAAGAGGATATATGCCAGTCGAATGGCAGTCTCACACAAATTTACGCAGAATAGATTTTCGTGATCTGGTACTAGAGTGTGATCTCTAATGCCTGTTCAAAAGTTTTTATTTTATTAACAATGGCTTGAAAGTTGAAAGTGCGCCAAACTCCAGGGTGTAATGGCTTTGGATGATCAGCTATTGTGGTCCAAGCGTATCCTCTGTGTTCATCGTTAAGTTCTGGAACAAATTCTTTTTCAACAGTGATTAGATAAGTATGGTATTCAAAATTGCCTTGGTCACTGGTGAATTTTTCTAACGGTACTATTTGATTGTAATCTTGAAGATTTATTTCTTCTTGTATTTCGCGATGTAGGGCTTCAATGGCTGTTTCGCCGGCTTCCACTCCACCGCCTACTAAACCCCAAGAGCCTGCATGGCGTTTTTGATTTCTTAATAAAAAAAGATATCTTTTAGTTGAGGTACTGTAAATTAATGCACCACAACCTATATGATAAGACTCCACTCACCACCTCGATATACACCTTCTACTGCCTTGACCCATTCAGACCCAGTCCAACGGTATTGAATTCCTGTTAATGTGTTTGTGACGTATTCTGTTGAATTTTCATTTTGACTGTCAAATACCACTTGCCAAACTGATCCGGTGTATTCTACAATATCATTTTGATTGGCCACTAAATCATCCCAAACTGTACTTCCTTCTAAATTTGCATCATTACCAATTGCATTGGTCAAAAGATATCTTGTACCTGTACTAGGCGATAGCAAACTGCTATCAACTTTGACGTTTAATGGATTTATAATTGCGCTAATTGGTTGCAATGTATTTGATGGTGCAGTATCTTCAAATGGATCAAACAATAAAAGATATGGATCAGTTGGGTGATAAGCGATACTTCCGATTAATTCTGTGCCTGTTGGCAATGATAATCTAATTTCAGTGCTTCCTGTTATCAATGTACCATATACTTCTATTAATGCTTTCCAAGTTACCGGTGGCCCTGATGTAATAATATTATTATTGGAATCTACAATTTCTTGTTTTTTTAATAATTGAAGTTGATTGCTTGTATATAACACACCATAATCTAATGGTGTTACATAAACTCGACTGACTAAATTGGCCAGTACAGTTTCTTCACTTAATGCACCTTGTTCGTCGTATATACTACCAATAAATTTTTGTATGACTCCAAAACGTTTTACTTTTGCTGGTGCGCTGATCCAGATTGGCATTTTAAATGTCAATGAAGCAATATCAATTGACTCATCGGCAGCAGCAGGAACTACCCGTGATGTCCATGTTACATTTGTCAGTTCCACATAACTCAAACTACTCCAATCCACATAATTGTCTGTACTTTGAATTTCAAGAGAAGGATTAAACAACACCGCCAACTGTTCAATCAATTGCATTTTTTGTTCAGTGTTACTGGTCCAAATATCTAGTTTGACTTCCAAATCGTAAGGCACTGGCATTAACCGTTCGATGGTATAGCTGTCGCCTTGTTGTGTTCCATACAACCCTGTTTCGGGATCATATTCTCTTTCTCTAATGCTCATTTTACTGACGAATGTAGGTTCTTGCATTCTATCTTGAGCATAGGTAAAACCACTTATATAGACACTCATAGCTGGTACAGCATTCAGTGTGTTTTCGCTATTACCTCGCAAAATGGTAGCAGCTTGCCGACTTGGATCACCATAATATACAGGCACTCGCTGCAAAGTACGTGTGCCATCTCTATCTCGACCAAATTCAACTTCAAAGTTGCTGACTATACGCATGAACTGAACTAAAAATCTGCGTATTTGTCCGTCGTAAAAAAATTGTTGTGCCATTAGTTATCTGCCTGTGGTTTGAGTGCTTGGCTCAAACTTTGTCTTTCTGGTACCACGCCAGAATTGTTTGTAAATGTATTAGTGTTATTTACAAAACCACTACGTTGAGTTTGATTATTTGGTCCTGGCGTTAAAGTTGTTCTAACGTTATCTTCAATCTTGACCCAACGACGACCGTCCCATCTAAACAATCTGTTAGGCAAGTAATCAGTGCGTAGGGCATATTCTCCTACCAATGGATTTGTAGGAAATGCTATACCTGAATAGACAGGCAATCCATTTGGTGCTTGACCATCACCGGTCAAATAACCCTGAACAGTTGAACTCGGGCTGGCAATGCCGCCACTGCCTTCTGCTATTCCACTGTCACTGGTTACAATTCCATTATCAGCAGTGATACCTTCTGGATCGCCAGGATAGCGAGTATCTTCTGTAGTTGGTTTGATATAAATGTGATCAATATCATAACCACTATAAGGTACATTAGTTTCTGCTTCACGTAAAATAGCATCATTGATTTCGATGTACTTGTTAATGATGCTGGTAACCGAACCCAGGGTTATATTTCCAGTGTTACCAGTTATTGGATCAGTATCGACCTTGATCTGATTGAGAATGTCTTTGTATTCTTGACTGTCTGTTAGCGGATTGATTTTGACACGCCATAGATGTGGCCACCAGGTGGCACTAAATCCTTCGGCAGCATTGTTACAATCACTAATCACATAATATCTTTTAAGTGCTACAGGCAAGCTGTCGTCTAACGGATAGTAATCCTTAAGATGCATGAGTTCAATCACATCACCGGGCATAAGCTTGCGACCCAGTGTAGCGATCATGTCATTGATATGAAATACCATGAACAAGGTACCTGTATTCAAAAACATACCAAATTGACTCAAGTCAAATGTCATGTCCTGCACAGTGTAGATGCCACGCATTGAATACACATCTGTATCGTACTTTCGATCGCGGTTTTCTACAAAA